GCCTTGGTCGCTGCTCAGAAGGAGCGTGAGTTGGCGCTGGCTGAACGCGGCTTCATTGCTCAGGCTCGGGTTGAAGAGATTAAGCTAGAGCAGATCCAAACTCAAACGGCGGGTGAAGAGCGCCAAGCCCTGTACCAGCACGACATGGAAATTGGCAAAGGCGCATCCCAATGGATGATCAACCTTCGTGCTTCTGTCCGTCCGGTTGTGACTTATATCTTCGTGCTAGAACTCGTTGCTATCAACATTGCCGGTGTTTGGTATGCCTACAACACGGGTGTGCCGTTTGCCGCTGCGATGGCTGAAGTATTCTCGGATGACGAAATGCTGATCCTCTCGTCAATTATCGCCTTTTGGTTCGGCACGCAGGCGTTCGGCAAGAAGTGAAAGTCTCCAAGGCTGCCATCGACATGATCAAACATCACGAGGGGGTACGGACCAAGCCTTACCGCTGCCCTGCCCTTTTGTGGACTGTTGGTGTCGGCCATGTGATTGACCCGGCTCATGCGACGGTGAAGTATGAGGAGCGCAAGAATCTACCGATACCCGCAGGCTGGGACCGGATTCTCACGATGGACGAGGTGGACCGGATACTTGCTCAAGACCTTGGTCGGTTTGAGCGTGGTGTGGTTCGACTTTGCCCTGCTTCTGTTGGCAATCAGGGAATCTTCGATTCTCTCGTCAGTTTTGCCTTCAACGTGGGTCTTGGCAATCTCCAACGCTCTTCCCTTCGGATGAAGACCAACCGGGGCGAGTTTGAAGAGGCGGCTGACGAGTTCCTGAAATGGACGAAAGCGGGTGGTAGAGTACTGCCGGGTCTGGTCAAACGGCGCAACGACGAACGGGCGTTGTACCTGTCAGGGGTTTCGTAATGGCACTTCAGAAACTAGAACTTCGCCCCGGCGTTAACCGCGAATCAACTAGCTATGCTAACGAGGGCGGCTTCTTCGCATCTGACAAGGTGCGTTTTCGCTCTGGCTACGCCGAAAAGCTAGGTGGCTGGCAGAATATTAATTTTGCTTACACGTATAAAGGCGTAGCCCGATATCTCTGGAACTGGGTGACGGCTGTCGGTCAGAATCTTCTTGGTGTAGGCACCAACCAGAAAGTCTATGTAGAACTGGGCGGTGAGTTTTACGACATCACCCCGCTTGGTAACTCGCTTACGTTATCTAATAATCCGTTTACTACGGCGGCTGGCAGTAAGGCAGTCCAAGTTAACGCTACTGCACACGGCACATCTATCGGCACCTATGTCACTTTTTCGGGTGCTACAGCCGTAGGCAGCTTGACTTTAAACGGTGCATTTGAAGTTGCATCGGTTCCAAGTGCCAACTCTCTCGTCATTTATTCGCCCACTGCGGCAGGTTCGACGGCTACCGGCGGCGGTTCTTTAGTTGTTGCCCAGTACGATATTGATGCGGGTAACGCTGTCTACACCACCCAAGTTGGTTGGGGCGGCCCTCCTTGGGGCAGTGGTGGTTGGGGATCATCATCTCCCGCTGGCATCCCGATGCGCCTCTGGTCAATGTTTAATTTTGGCGATGACCTGATATTTGCTGAACGTAGCGGCGAGATTTATTTCTGGACTAAAGATACTTCTACGTGGGCACGGGCCGTTACGCTTGAAGAGAAAGCCAATACAGTAGAAAAGACTGCGACGACGGCCACGGCTGCTTCTGGCGCTGCCGCTATTGTGGTGGCTGATGCCACGGGCATTAACACTGGCTCTGTTGTATCAGGCACGGGCATTCCGGCGGGCACTTTTGTAACTGCCGCTTGGACGGGTTCAACGTCTGTCACGCTTTCGGCAGCGATCACGGCCACGCTCACGGCTTCCGCCGTTTCTTTCAGTTTTGCGGGGCGTCATGTCCCCAACGAAACTAACGTCATCATTGATTCGCCTGTAAACGAGTTCACGATTTGCATGGGTTCGACCCCGTACGATCCGACTAATTTCAATACGGTATTTAACCCGCTTCTTGTCCGTTGGTCGGATCAAGGTAATCCGTATGAGTGGGTACCTGAAGTTACTAATCAGTCTGGTGAGCAAACTCTATCTCACGGCTCGTTTATCGTAGCTACGCAGAACACTCGTCAGGAAATCCTGATTTGGACAGATACTGCCCTTTTCTCTATGCAATACATCGGACCGCCGTTTGTGTGGAACTTTGTGCTGCTAGATCAAGACATTTCCATCGCTTCGCAAAACGCAGCCCAGACGGTTAATAACGTCACGTACTGGATGGGTCGTGACAAGTTCTTCATGTATACGGGTCGTGTGGAAACGCTGCCCTGCACCCTTCGTCAATTTGTCTACAACGACATCAACTACGACCAGCTTGATCAAGTTTGTACAGGCAGTAACGAAGGCTTCAACGAAGTCTGGTGGTTCTATCCGTCAGCTAATAGCCTGATCAACGACCGTTACATCATTTATAACTATCTTGAGCGTATTTGGTATTACGGCAATATCAATCGCACGGCGTGGTCCGAGCATACCCAGCGTAATTACCCAATCGCGGCGTTCTCTATTCAGACTTCGTACCTTGCTACGGCGATTGATTCGTCCATTACGACGATTGCCTTGGTAGATGCTGCAACGTACCCGTTAAGCGGTACGGTCACGATTGATTCTGAGCAGATCACGTACACTAACATCGTTAACAACACTCTTACTGGATGCGTACGTGGCGCGAACTCTACCGTGGCTGCGTCTCACACTCAATACACGGTTGTCAGTCTCAGGATTCCAAACCAAATCTTGCTGCATGAAGTCGGCAACGATGATGCGTCGGTTAACCCGCCCGTGCCGATTGAAGCCTTTATTGAGTCGTCGGACTTCGACATTCAAGACGGTCAGAACTTTGGCTACGTCTGGCGCATCCTGCCGGACTTAAACTTTACGGGATCGACGGGACAAGACCCGTCCGTGGTTCTTACCGTTAAACCGCGTCAAAATTCTGGCAGTAACTACACCGCTGCCGATACGCCGACCGTTACCCGAACATCAGTAATCCCGATTCAGCAATACACCGGTCAGGTCTACACTCGAGTGCGCGGTCGTCAGATGGCGTTTCGTGTGGACTCGACTGATCTTGGTGTGGCGTGGCAGATGGGCATGATGCGTATTGATGTCAAACCGGACGGACGCCGATGACCGTTGCTCGCGGTGTAGTACCGCCTAACCTGCCGGTTGCTCCGACTAGTTATCAGGTTCGATATCAGGACCAATTAACGAACATCCTGCGTTTGTTTTTTAGTCAAATATCTAATCGAATTAATTCACCTCTTGCACACGCTTCGTACTACGACACTACGACGCAGACAAACCCGGTAGCCAATCAGGTCAATTTGTTTAGATACAACTCAGTCGTGTCTGAGTTTGGTATTACCCGTGGCGTACCTACATCTAGAATATTTATTGCTCAAACCGGCGTTTATAACTTCCAATTCTCGGCTCAGCTAGACAAGTCTGGCGGTAGTGCAAGCGCGGTTTATATCTGGCCCCGAATCAACGGGATTAACGTGCCAGACTCTGCCACTAAAGTTGTTATTGACGGCCCTAACAGCGAAATCGTCCCGGCTTGGAACTTTGTATTGGTGATGGAAGCGGGAGACTACTTTGAGTTGGCTTGGCAGTCTTCTGACACAGCCGTGTTTGCAGCGGCTGAAGCGGCAACGGGCAATATACCCGGTATTCCATCCATCATCCTGACCGTCACTTGGGTGTCGAATTACGAAGCCAATGAGTGATACCATCTGTACAAATTTAACCCCGTGGGGGGATTATGTATAACGACGCGCCCGAGGCAGGCTTAGCCTCCCTTCTTGCTTCCCGTGGCCGAAACGGGGACTCCATGCTTGTTCATATGGGTCCAGAAGAAGTCGCGGGTTTGCGGCGGCTTGCTATGGCGCACGGTGGGGATTTAGAAGTTAACCCCGAAACTGGGCTGTACCAAGCTAGTTTCTTAAAAAAGATCCTCCCTCAAGTTATCGGTGCCATCCTGCCGTCCGTGCCGGGTGTCGGTCAGTTCACCAAGACGCTCGGGTTCGGTAACGAGGCGCTGGGTAGCGCCCTTATCGTGGGCGGCGCTACGGGTCTGATTGAAGGCGACTTAAAGAAAGGTCTCATGGCAGGACTTGGTGCCTATAGCGGTGCCAGTATTGCCGGTGGGTTGAGAGCGGCGGCGGGGGTAGGTGCACCTGCGGCAGAGCAGGCTCCGGGGCAAGTTGTTACGCAGGCTCCTCCGACCATTTCTGGTAGCAATCAGGCGATGAGGGCTGCTGCCGGGATTGATACGTCCAATATTCCGACGATGGCGAGTATGCGTCCCGGTGCCACTTCAGTAGCGCCTATTCGCGCTGCGGATGTTGTTCAGACGGTAACGCCCCGCCAAACTCCGACTGAATTTCTTAGCACGATGGGACGGGGTGTTAAAAACATCTTCACGACCCCGGAAGGCGCGAGCAAGTTCATGGAAGGACTGGGCGGTGGTTACAAGTCGCCCATCGGCCAGACGCTTTCCCGTTACGCTGCGTTCTCGGGTGCCATGTTGCCGTTTACCGAGGAGCCTAAAGCGTTCCCGACTGGCGGTGCGGGTGGCGATGAGATCGTCTATATACCGGGTAAATATGACCC